AGATGAAAGAATGACTGACAGAATTATAGAAAGGGATCCTGGTGTAGCCTCTACATATTCAAGATCAGGATCTACAGTTACGGTAACTTGCAGTTCCAATCATGGTCTTTCTACTGACAACAAAGTTTTTTTTGATGTATCTACTGGTAATGTTCCTTCAGGCAGATATACTATTACAGTTTTAAATACTACTCAGTTTACTGTTAGGACTCTTACTACAGGAACAACTTCAGGTAATTTAACTTTATTCAGATTAATTAAGGGGTTTAGATATGATGATTATGTAGGGTATACCGTAACTGGTTCTGACACCTCAACTAATGAAATAATTTTTGAAAAGAAAGATAGTTATGGGGCAAAAACTGTAGATACAATTGCTAAAACTACTGTACCTGCACATCGAGGATTTGCTGTTGGAAGATTTTTATCTACAGAATTAAGATGGAATTGCTCTTGTCAGGATTTTTCACGTCGTGATAGTTATGATTTATTTAGTAATTTAAATAATAGAAGGTTTCCAGTAACTTCTATAAGAGATGTAAAACCTGGAAATGTAATAGAAAATGATGGAACAGTAAGTGATAGAAGAGATGATCCTGGTGTATTTAGAGATTTAGGTTATGTAACAATAAATAATTTTTATCAACTACCTGAATATGAAGATAAAAGACAAGATTCTTTTCAAAATCTTCAATATCATCAGCTTAGATGGTGCAAACATATCTATGCAGCCATGTGGTCTTTAGTTCATGATGAAGGTAATGAGCCTTTAAAATTAGCAGCAAAATATGAAATTACTGATATAAATATTACTGTTGATTTTGAGAATCATGGCTTAGAAAAAAATCAAAAAATTCAATTAAATTTTACAAGTGGAAATGCAATTTCTGGTGAATATACAATAACCAATGTTCCTAATCCTAATCAATTTGTTGTAGTATATCCATTTGAGTTAAATACTAGTGGGTATGTTACTGTAGAGAATTTAAAAAAACATGAGTATGTTAACTCATGGCTCTTAGAACCTAGCGATAAACCTATAGGTAGAGGATTAAAGTATTGGGAAAAAATATGGCCTAAAGAACAACAAAGACTTAGAGAGTCAGCAGAAGTTTTTGCTTTATATAATCGCACAACAAAATGGGAAGGTAATAAAAACGTTATTGGTAATTTTAATTTACCTCAAAATATTGCTAATTTTGATCCCTCAGTAATTGCTATGAATCTTACTGACAGTATTAAAAGAGATGAAAAAGGTAATTTAAATAGATCAGGTAATCCACTAAATATTACTAATAGATTAATTGCGATGGTAAATAAACTATTTAATAAATCTCCAACTACACTTGATGATGTTAAGTTTGGTATTGTTAACAGACCATTAGGAGAATTCGTTGACTCTTTTGAGACAGGGTTTTTACAAGCAGGTGAATACTTAAATGGAGAAAAACTTGAATTAGCTACAAATACTAGTAATTTAGATGCAGGAACATTTAGTCCAGAGACTGCACAAGATACAGTTGTAGATGGTGGACTATACATTAATAGTTAATTATGGCAGTACAAATTCAAACTCGAAGGTCTAGTACTTTAAATGACAGACCATTTCCTATTAGATTAGGAGAAGGAGAATTGGCTTTAAACAATAATTCAGGATCTCCAGGTTTATTTTTCGCTGATAATACTGCCTCTCCCAACACTGGTTTAATAAAGGTTGGTCCTGTTCATGTTGGAACGACTTTACCAAATACATCACCTGCAGGATTTAATAGTTTTAGTAAAGGTGAAACTTGGTTGAATACTTCTAGCACACAAATTTTTGAAGTTTATGATGGAGCTGCTTGGCAAACAGTAAAAGCTGTTGTATCAATTGGAGCTGGACAACCATCTAATGCTGTTAATGGGCAATTACATTATGACACTAATGCCAATCAATTAATAATGTATGTTCAATCAAGTAATTCTTGGATCAACGTTTAATTACTTACTGAGTAAATGATCTAATATTCTGTCCAATTTTGTGTGAACAGCTTGCATTTCTCTTAAAAAATCTTCTTTCAAAACGTAATCATGTATCACTTCATTTCTAAGTCTATCAACATTAGTCTCTATATTTTCAAATCTTTTGTCTAATTTTTTATTAAAATTTCCCAAAGCTCTGCTGATACCAGCAAAGGCTCCAATACTACCTGAGATAATTGCAGCAATTAGTTGTGGTTCCACGGTGTAATTCCTCCCTATCTCTATTCTATAGGAGTTTACAAATTAAAATATTAAATAGTAGGAGTTTTCTATGGCAACAGGATACGAACCGAATATAGAAGGAGCTATTACAGTTTTAGTAGATCTAATGACTGGTAATAATTTTACAATGACTCGTTCCCCATATGAGCCTAATTTTAGAGGTCTTACGGATGCAATTATAGATTTAAAGGAGGGGTTTCCAACCTTTGCTCCTTTACAGATAGGATTTGATGCAACAACATTTGAAACTGTAGCTGACGGGGATGCTTTATTTATAAGAACCTCTGATGGAAAAGTTGGTAAAGCCAGTGCTGCTGATGGAACTTTAGAAAATGCAAATGTTGTAGGGTTTGCTAATTCTGGGGTTACTACAGGAGCGACTGTAAAAGTACTTGTTGTAGGTATTAAAACAATGACCGGATTAAATGCTGGGGATTTACATTTTTTATCTCCCTCTACTGCCGGTGATATTACAACTACAGCACCTACAGGATCAGGACAAGCGGTAGTTAGAGTAGGTGAAAGTGTTACTAGTACACAATTTGCAATTCAACCTGAACCTCCAGTTTTATTAACATAATGAGTAGTGTAACTGACAATCAACCATATGCTTCTAATTACGAAGGTTTTGTAGGAGCTTTACAAGATTTTCGATTAACTATGCCAGCACCTATAGTTTTTAAAGTTATAGGATATGATGCGGAAGTTTTTGAAGATGTTGTTCAGGGAGATGCTTTGTTTTGCAGAAATAGTGATGGGAAATTAGGTAAAGCTATTGCAAATGATACTAGAGAGAAAGCACATGTTGCCGGTTTTGCAGAAACCACTCAAAGTTCTGGATCTAATGTTAGAGCTATTGTTAGAGGCGTTATTGCCACTTCTGGGTTGAATTCTGGTCGTAATTACTTTCTATCTCATTTAACTGCAGGTGCAATAATTGAAAACCCTACTACAACTTCTGGACATTTTGTAGTACCTGTTGGGGAGTCAGGAACTTCTGCACAATTTGTCATAAGAATAGAACCTGAGACTTTAAGGAGTTGATAACTTTAGGGGCGGTAAAATAATTATACATACATAGTTCATTATTTTAAAAAAAAAATGAACTTAGTAAAGATGTAAAATGGCAACAAGAAAATCGCTTGTAATTGTTTCTGGTTTATTTCAGGAGTTAAATTCTTCTGCAGATAAATTAGATTTTGCTGGTAACAGTACATCAGATTTAAGTGAAGGAACAAATCAATATTTTACAAATGCAAGATCAAGATCATCTGTCTCTGTAACAGATAGTGGAGGGGATGGCAGTCTTGCTTATAACAGTTCTACAGGAGTTATTACATATACCGGACCATCTGCTTCTGAGGCTAGGGCACATTTAAGTGTTGCCAGTGGATCAGGATTAACTTATAACTCAGGAACAGGTGAGTTTGGTACCAGTGCAATACCTAATGGTCAGTTAGCTAATTCTGCAATTACCATAGGTAATACTAGTGTTTCTCTTGGTGCCACTCAAGGTACTTTTACAGGATTAACTTCTTTAGCTTCTACAACATTAATAGCAGGAGTGGCTGATGCTGCTAATGCTATTGCTATAGCTAGCGGAAATATTACATTTGAAGGATCAACTGCAGATGCGAACGAATTGATATTAACAGCTGCAGATGCAACAGGTTCAGATAAAACTCTAACTTTACCTAATGAAACAGGAACTTTACTATCAACAGCATCCTCTATTGCAAATAATAATTTAGCTAATTCATCCTTAACAATAGGATCTACCTCAATAAGTTTAGGTGGAACAGTAACAACCTTTGCGGGTTTATCATCTTTAACTTCAACAAATTTAATTGGTACTACTATAGTTGGAACGACTATAGTTTCGGGTTCTACTGATGCAGCAAATGCTATAACTTTAGGTAGTGGAAATATAGTTTTCGAAGGTAGTGGAGCTGATGCACATGAAACAACACTGACGGTAACCAATCCTACAGCTGACAGAACCATTACATTTCCAAATTCTACAGGTACAGTAGTTCTTTTAAATTCTTTAAGTGTTGCTAGTGGTTCAGGATTAACCTATAACTCAGGAACGGGTGAGTTTGGGACTAACTCCATACCTAATTCACAATTAGCAAATAGCTCTATTACTGTAGGAAGCACAGGTATAGCACTTGGAAGTAGTGCCACTACTATTGCAGGTTTATCTTCAGTAACTTCAACAGCAGTTGTTACTGATGATAGTGGTTTTAGAGTTCGTGATAATAGCGATAACACTAAACAATTAGCGTTCGAGTGTTCAGGAATATCTGGGAGCACTACTAGGACATTAACTATTCCTGATGCAAACGGAACTATAGCAACACAAGCTTATGTACAAGCTCAAATTACTGCTGAAGATTTAGATGTAGAAACAGATTCTGGTAATTTTGATGTAGATTTAGATTCTGAGCCATTAATATTAACTGGTGGTACAGGTATAGATACTAGCGGATCGGGGAATACAGCTACTTTTGCTATTGACTCGACAGTAACAACTCTTACAGGATCTCAAACTTTAACAAATAAAACTTTAACAAGCCCTGTTTTAAACACAGGATTAAGTGGTAGTGCATTTCTAGATGAAGATAATATGGCTAGTAATTCTGCTACAAAGGTTGCTTCTCAACAAAGTATAAAAGCTTATGTAGACTCACAAGTTACTGCTCAAGATCTTGATATTACAACAGACTCAGGTTCAATTGCTATAGATTTAGACTCAGAACAATTACAGATATCTGGTGGGACAGGAATTAACACAAGCGCTACAGGTAACCAAGTATCAGTTGCTGTAGATTCAACTATAGCTACTGAAAGTTTTGCTACTGCCATAGCAGTGGCTTTAGGATAGTATTATGAGCACTCAAGTCCAATTTAGAAGAGGAACCACCGCAGAACATCAAGCTTTTCGAGGAGCTGATGGTGAAGTAACTGTTGATACCTCTTTAAAAACTGTAGTTATACATGATGCAATAACGAATGGTGGTTTTCCTGTTTTAAGAGCCGATGGATCAAATTCTGTTTTACCAACAGGTAGTCCATCTAATTGTGCAATAAAATTTGCTAATGATGTAGGAACAGGATTAATTAGTCCCTCAACAGGTAGTTTAGCTCTTGCTACTGCAGGAGTTGCACGTCTTACAATAGATTCTAATGGTGCAGTTACAATTCCAGGTAATGTTACTGTTGGTGGTACATTATCCGCTAATAGCACTGACCTATCTGACCAACTCGCTCTTATACTCGCTTTAGGCTAATATGGCAAACACCTTTAAAATTGACACAAAATCCAGTGTTGTTACTGATGCTCATACAAGCACAAATGCAAATGTTCTAACAGCTGGAGGATCTGCCACTTTAGTTCTTTTAAGTATTTTAGTTTCTAATAAAACAGGAGCTAGTGCCGATGCTGATGTGTTTTTAGTAACTTCATCTGGTGATGATGTATTTCTTCTTCGTAATGCTCCAATTCCTGCTGGATCTTCATTAGAAATAATAAGCGGATCAAAAATAATTATGGAATCAAATGATGTTCTAAGAGTAAGAACAGATACTGCTAGTTCATGCGATGTGGCGATAAGTTACTTAGAACAGACATAACATGGGTTTAACACAGAATAACGATCTTGAGAATTTATTAATTACTTTTAATAAATTAAAAACAGAGGTTGATTTATTAACTGAGAAAATAAACGAAGAAAAAGTTTTAGAATTAAATGATGAAAATTGGGAAAATATTCGAAAAAAACGAGATTATTTATTAAAAATTAGTGATTGGACTATGACCCCAGGTGCAACGGTAGATCAATCTCAATGGTCTGCATACAGACAAAATTTAAGAGATTTACCACAAAAATATCAAAATAAATCGCCTAATAAAGTTATTTGGCCTACTAAACCGTTTGTTCATCGTAGAAGATCATAATAATAGAATCAAAAATTAGTAAAAGTAAAATAAATACAGTATTTAGTAAGCTTTTAGCTAATTAGTTATGCCATATATTGGAAATAATATCAGATCTGCTGATGATTACAGACTAATAGATAATATAAGTAGTTCCTTTAATGGCAGCACTACTTCTTTTGCCTTACAGGTAGGTGGTTCTTCGCCGGTTCCTTTTCCAAAAACACCACAACAATGTTTAATTTCTGTTAATGGTGTAATACAACAACCTGATCCGACAGGTAGTTCAGGATTTACATTATCAGGAACGAAC